CTCTACTTCAGCCAGTCGATCATCTGGGACAAGCAGCACCCGGTCCTGACGCGCAAGGACTTCATGGGCGCGCACGAGCAGGCGTTCTACGGCTGGAAGGAAGGCGCGGCGCACCAGTTCTTCGGTCCCAAGAACGTGCCTGACCTCTGGGCGGTCAAGAAGGTCAACCCGCAGAGCATGGTCCACCTCACCGAGAAGCCGGTCGAGCTCGCGGTGCGCGCGATCCACTACTCCTCGAGGCCGGGCGAGAACGTGCTCGACCTCTTCGGCGGGAGCGGTAGCACGCTGATCGGCGCCGAGGAGACAGGGCGGCGGTGCTTCACGATGGAGCTCGACCCGGCCTACACGGACGTCATCGTGCTCCGCTGGCAGGAGGCGACCGGCGAGAGCGCCGTGCTCGACGGGGACGGACGCCCCTTCGACGAGGTTTCTGCCGAGCGCAGGCCTGAACGGGGCGTGTAGGCCTTGGCCCGGCGGAAGAAGAAGGGGCTCATCTCGCAGCGCGAGTATGCCCGCAGGCGCGGTGTCTCACACTCTGCGGTCCAGCTCGCCGTACGCGCGGGCCGGATCTCGACCGTGGACGGGAAGATCGACCCCGAGCAGGCCGACCGCGAGTGGCGTGAGAATACCGACCAGAGCAAGCCCCGTAACAGGATCACGGGCGACCCGAAGCAGACGCGCGATCAGGGCGAGCCCTCGCAGCCTATGGGCTCGGGCGGCGGCAACGGCGGTGCGACCGGCTATGCCAAGGCACGGGCGGCCAGGGAACTCTACCAGGCGCAACTCGCCAAGCTCGAGCTTGACCGCAGGCGTGGAGAAATCGTCCGTGCCGACGAGGTTCGGATCACCGCGTTCAACATGGCCAGGAAGGCGCGGGACCAGCTGATCGCCCTCCCGGAGCGGGTCGCGCCGATGCTCGCGGCCACGGATGACCCCGCCGAGGTGCAGCGCATCCTCGAGGAAGAGATCGAGCGGATCTGCCAGGAGATCGCTGATGCAGAACGGCCTTGAGGTCTACGAGACAGCCTACCGTGCTGGCTGGCGCCCGGAACCGCGCCTCTCCGTGAGCGCGTGGGCCGACGAGCACCGCGTCCTCGGCAACCGCGCGGGCCACGCGGCCATCCACTGGCGCACGTCAACGACGCCTTACCTCCAGGAGATCATGGACGCCCTGGGTCCGCGCTCGCCAGCCCGGCGGGTCGTCGTGATGTCCGGAAGCCAGCTGGGCAAGACGGAGACGGGCCTCAACTGGCTCGGGTTCATCATGCACCACACGCCGGGTCCCACGTTGCTTGTGCGCCCCACCGTGGAGGAGGCGCGTCGCTTCAGTCGGCAGCGGCTTGACCCGATGATCGCTACGACGCCGGTGCTCCGCGATCTGGTCAAGGAGGCCCGGTCAAGGGAGGGCGGGAACAGCCTTCTCATCAAGGAGTTTCCCGGAGGCGTGCTCTTCCTCACGGGCTCGAACTCGGCAACCGGCGTGAAGTCCATGCCGATCCGCTGGCTCTTCTGCGACGAGATCGACGAGTACCCGGGCGACGTGGACGGCCAGGGTGATCCTATCGCGCTCGCCGAGAAGCGGACTACCGGGCCGATGTATCCCCGGCGGAAGGTCCTGCTCGTCTCAACGCCGACGGTCAAGGGGCTCTCACGCATCGAGCGCGAGTTCCTCGCCTCCGATCAGCGCCACTACTTCCTCCCCTGCCCCCACTGCGGCAACTACGACTGGATCCGCTGGGAGAACATCCGCTGGGACGAGGGCGATCCCGGCAGCGCCGCGCTCGCCTGCGTGGAGTGCGGCGCGCTCATCGAGGAGCGGTTCAAGACGGAGATGCTGTCCGGAGGCGAGTGGCGCCCGACCGCCGAGAGCGACGGCGAGACGATCGGGTTCCACCTCTCCAGTCTCTACTCCCCGCTCGGGTGGCTCCCGTGGTCGGCCGCGGTCTCTGAGTTCCTCGAGGCGAAGGAGAACCCGATGCGCCTCAAGAACTGGGTCAACAGCGTGCTCGGCGAGACCTGGGAGGAGCGTGATGACTCGGTCGAGCCGGAGGGCCTCCTCGCCCGAGCGGAGCGGTACCCCGCAGAGGTCCCGATCGGCGTCGGCGTGCTCGTCGCCTCAGTGGACGTTCAGGGCGACCGGCTTGAGTGTGCGGTCAAGGGCTACGGCGCGGCCGAGGAGTCCTGGCTCATCGCGTTCTCGCAGTTCCACGGCGATCCCGGGCGAGACCAGGTCTGGCTCGACCTCGACCGCTTCCTGAGACAGGAGTTCACGCACGAGTGCGGGCAGAGGGTCCCGATCACCTGCGTGGCCGTCGACAGCGGCGGGCACCACTCCGAGCAGGTCTACCGGTTCTGCCGGGCACGGATTGAAAGGCGGATCTTCGCCGTCCGTGGTGGGTCGGAGCGCGGGAAGCCCGTCGTGGGGCGGCCCAGTGTCAACAATCGATACCGCGCGAAGCTCTTCACCCTCTGCGTAGATACCGGCAAGGAGATCGTCTACTCGCGGCTCCGCATCGGGACGCCGGGACCCGGCTACTGCCACCTACCGGACTGGATCGACGAGGAGTACATCGCTCAGCTCACGGCAGAGAAGGCCGTCCGGAAGTGGAAGAAGAACAGAGGAACTGTCCGGGAGTGGATCAAGACCAGGGAGCGGAACGAGGCGCTCGACCTCGATGTGTACTGCCTCGCTGCGCTCTACATCCTCGGGCCTGCGTTCGTGAGGTCGCTTCCGGAGCGGGCGGCCGCCCTCTGCCGGAAGGCTCAGGCGCCCGTGCAGGCGGATCGCGCGGTCGCATTGCCGACTGCCAGGCGGCGAGGATGGGTAGACGGGTGGCGCGGGTGATGTGCCGAGCCGCGCCGCCGGCCATCTGGCGTCCCGCGCGGGCTGAGCGCGATGGCCGGCGGCAACGGCTGTTGATCGGGTGGATCCGCTACTTCAAGGTCACGAGCTTCTTACGTTCGGTGAACTCGGGCGCAACCATCCGACAGAAGTACACGCCCGACGACACGCTTGCGCCGTCATCAGTGGTACCATCCCACGTGACATGGTACACGCCTTGTCTCTTCTCCTCATCGACGAGGCTCTTGACGTGCCTCCCCGCGGCGTCGTAGATGTCGATCCTGATGTGGCCGCCCGCATCGGGAACGGAGTACTCAAGCGTTGTTGAGGGGTTGAACGGATTCGGCGCGTTCTGGCGCAGCGACCACTTCGTCGGAACTTCATCCGGTTGCTCCGGCACGGACGTGTAGCTCTCGTCGCCGGGCTGGCAGAGAACATAGCCTCCCATCGTCGCGGCGGAACGGAAGTACTCGCTCATCCAGTCCAGGCCCTGCTCCTCAGCCATCTGAGCGGCGCGCCACACGACCCAGTCCAGGGGAGCATCATCTGGAACTTCACACCAAGCATCCATGTACAGCTCTTCTGCCTTCACGTGCTGATGCTCCCACGCTCCCACAAGATGACCGACCCCGCCCACAATCTGCGTCAGGTCGGGTTCGTAGAACATCCACCGCTCAATCCGCGCCGCAGAAAGCGGCGAGTACCCGACCCAAGTCTGCATGGTCGAGCAGCCTGGCAGGAGCGCGATCATCCGCTGCTTGACAGTGTGGACGGCGCTATCGGGTTGCGAGACGAAGTACCCAGGCCACGTATTGTAGCCAAGCTGGCCGGTCACTCGGCCGAACCCCCACAGCACCGCAGCGCCGGTCTCCAGCTGCGCGTTGAACGCCGCCACCTTCGATTCACCCTCTCCGAAGTCGCTCTGTACCAGCGCGGGCTTCGACAGGTAGCCGTTCCCAAGGAACTCCGATGCAGCGCGCTCGGCCATCTCCGCAGGCCAATCCACCGCAGTCCCGCCGAGCTCATCGCCCACGATCCGGATGACCTGGTGTCCGCTATCAACATACTCACCGGCGTTCCAGTCGTCGGCTCCCTCACAAGCCGCAGTGACCTCTGCTACTGTCGCACCCGGAATCCGATGCACCAGACCTATCCAGCCGTTTCCTGACACGTCCGTGACGTCTCGGTCCGAGTAGCACGCTCCGTGGTAGCACCGGTCGTAGCTATCAGCGAAGACCTCGTGATATACCACGTCCCGCTCAGCGGCCATGCCGCTGTCACCAATGATGAGCAGCAGCGGCCCAGGAGCGTCTATCGGGAACCTGTTCGTTCCGCTGGCTTGATTGTATGTAGCGTTGGCCCAGTAGACGTCGCCGTAGCAGATCCGGGCGTCAGCGAGATCAGAGCTACCCATGAAGTAGAGCGCCTTCTTGCCCGGGTAGTTCGAAAGGTGAGCCTCCACCGGTGGCAGCAAGCTGTCGTAGTCGGCGTTGGTATACACCACGATGTCCGCGCACCCACTCGAGTCGGCACGACTACCGACTCGCGCCGCCCCATCGGCCTCGCCGGCGTCCCTCGCCCCTCGCTCCAGTGAAAGTCCACGGTCGTAGGGCACGGATCGCCCTGAAACCCACTGGTAGAGGTCCGAGGATCCGATCGGTCGCTCAGGCACAGCCGTCACAATCGCGGGATGTTCCAGCCAGAGATCGTACTCCGGCAGTCGCGAACCCTGCACGAAGACGGGCGAGAAGGTAGCGCGACCGTAGCGATCCACCTCGACCACGCGGTAGACGACCTTGTGCGGTACCCCGGCAACCTCGTACAGGTGTGCGGTCCCATGTCCGCCCTCCGGTCTCACACGCGCGAGCACATCCCAGGACTTCCAGTCTCTCGTAGCCGCGTCCCGCCAGGAGTCCAGCCCCATGACGAAGAAGCAGAACGAACCTGTCTCATTGATCGTACGGAAGACGACGTTCCCGTCGAACGCGAACACGCCGTCAAAGGCAGCAGCTACGTTGTTGCAGTCTTGCCCCCAGCAGTATCGATTGGCCTCGCCCTGAGGACACTGGGTGAGCCCAGCGTGTGTGCGCGCTAGACTCGCAGCGTCCCCCGCCGTCGCCCCGTACTCGGGGCTCGCCTGACAGCCGAGCGCGATCATGGCCAGGTACAATTCGGTGCAGGCGTCGGTTCCCTCTGGCTCGCCGCTGAAGCAGAGGAACCCAGGTGTGCTCCCGGTCGAAAACCAAGAGCTGTTGCCGCCACAGCTCCCGCAATAGTTCCCGGCGATGATGGGGTTTGGTCCAACTCCAGAGAGATGCGTCTGTATTCCCTGGGTGGTGAATCCAATGCCATAGTATTCTGGCTGGTTTCCCCAGTAGTCTCCTACGTAAATGTCCTCTTCTCCGTACTGCGGAAGACCAAGGTAGTATTGGTAGGCGTAGTTTCTCTCGAAGTCGCTGTCGTGGTACTCGGCCAGCACGCGGCCCTCACTGCCGTGCGTCATCAAGTCGGCGTGATCTGCCGCCGGCACGTAGGTTCGCCAGTCCTCAAGGGTCACGCTGGGAGATTGGATGTCCTTCTCCTCAAGCTCGTGGATGTCGTCGCCCTCCGCGCCAAAGTTGCCCCAGATGAACTTGGCTATCCAGCAGGCGTCTCTCACGAGATCGCCGCATCTGCCTGAGTAACCTACCTCCCACTCGCGGAGGTCCAGAATGACCGCGGACTCGCCGAACGCGTACAACGGGAGCAGCAAAATGATGCAGGCGAGCAAGACCCGACTTGCGGTCGTTGTCTGCATGACGTCTACCTCCCCTCACGCTCAAGGATGCGGCGAACCGCGTCGGCGGGTAGCCAACCCTCTGCGACCGTGCCCGTGTTCCTTGTCGTCTCGAGCTGCTCCATTGCCTCAGCCACGTTGTCCTGCCCATAGACCGTGGCGACGAAACCCTCATCGATCACATACCAGCATGGCCCTGGCAGCAGCGCCAAACGTTCGTAGATCATCGTGGCTCGAAGTCTCTTCTCCTCTTCGGTCGGAGGCGAGTCGTCACGCTCCACTGGGTCCCCGAGGTGGAGCGCCGCTAACCCTGGACGCCCCTTCCAGTGAAGGTCTATGCCAGTCGGCGTCGCCTCTGCTCCCCTCTCCCAGTCGACCAGACTCTGGCTGTCGATCTCGCGTAGCTCACTGAATGCCGCCTCGACTGCGTCTGCTCGATCACTGCCTCCCGCGCGTGCCTCCTCGTAGGCGCGCAGGAGACCTGTGCGTATGCGTCGAAGCTCATCCTCGTATGCACGACCGGCTTCGCTTGCTGTCATCCCTCCAGCGAGCAGGTCTTCCACGAACGGCACCTTTCCATATACCTGCAACCATTCTTCGTTCGAGTGCTCCGGCTTCTCCGCCTGCCTCGTGCGCCATGGAAGAATCGGGACTCCATTGAGTCGGAGGGAGTCGCCCGAGTCTGCGGTTAGGGACACCTGATGGACCCTGTCACCATTGAGATAGAGTCTATTCCCGTTGGGTACTTCGAACTCGAGCGGAAGCGTCACCAGAGCCCGCTCCCCCGGCTCGAGGTTCTCGATGTCGTACGGGGAGTCGCCGCCTGAGGCCCAGCTGCATCCCGGCATCGCGCAAAGAGCCACGACGGCTGCAGCGAGGACAACCAGCCGGTCAATGCACAGTCTTGCATTCACAACAACACCTCCTTGAGGAGAATGCGCAGATTGCCTCTAGCCTCGTCAGTAGAGGAACCAGGCGGGCTTCTCGTGCGGTCCAGGAGGACCGAAGCATTCTGGTAGGCGTTGTCCCGAGGCTCCATCCCGTCCTCGCTTGTGTTTCCCCGCAGCCGGACGTCGCAATGGAGCAACTATATGTATCGGCGACCGCTATAGTACCTCGCCGTTCGAGAGAACACAACCGCCATGTGAGGCCGGGAGCCACCGCCTTCTCCCGCGACGGGGCCGTCTCCAATCCCCATGAAGAAACAAGAGGCGTGCCGTCCCGCGAGTCTCACGTGTTGTCCAGACAGGCACCCGCCCCAATAGCGCACCCGGCACTGCCTTGCGAAGACGAGCGCCCTTGTCACTCATCCCGAGACAGCGCGAGACCGCGCCAGGACTGCCAACTGCGTCAACACATCTGCCGCCGGTCGATGGCTCTTCTGTCAACCTGGTGGACGGCACATCTTCCGTTTCCATTGCCGGCCCGGCGCACGGCAATCCAAGCGTTCCGGCCAGATGCATGTCCCCATCTCGCTGCGGAATCCCCCTTTCTCCGCTCGAATCCCCTTCCCATCCCGCGCCCGAAGCTCGTCACTGTGACTGCACGGGCATGGGGCCCGGCGGAACGGAAAGGAGGCAGCGATGCGCTACGGACTCGATGACAAGCTCTGGGTCGTGGTGGACCCCACGCCTCAGAGCACGCTCGGGGACATCCTCTTCCAGGCCTCGCTTAGGGACCTGAGCCTGCAGTTCAAGGGCGGCCTGAGCGTGGATGAGAACCCGACGCTCTTCACCGACGAGCAAGAAGCGGTCGTGGAGGTCCACCGGCGGCTCGAGCCGAATGCCGCCCCGCTCTCGATAGAAGCACTTGAGGGTTGCCTCGTCCTCGATGAGCGCCACGACGATGTCTCCATTGTCGGCCGACTCCTGTTGTCTGACGATCACGTAGTCGCCGTCGAGAACGCCGGCATCGATCATGCTCTCGCCTTCCACCTTGAGGGCGAATCCTCTGTGGCCCGCCAAGAGTTCTACGTTGACGGCGACGCTGCCGCGATCGTCCTCGATGGCCTCGAGCGGCTGACCGGCGGGAATAGATCCGACCACAGGAACCTCGACACTTCTCCCGCCCGATCTGCGGCGTCTGGTCTTGCCCTCAACGATCAGCGAACGGGCGCTTCGGTCCCCGCGCCGGACATAGCCCTTCCTCTCCAGTGCCTTCAGTAGCTCGAAGACGCTGGAGCTCTTGATGTCGAAGGCCGCTCCGATCTCGCGCACGGTGGGGGGCATCTCGTTGTCCCGTATGAAGTCCTTCACCCAATCGAGGATCTCGCGCTGCCGAGGAGTCAGTTGTTCTCTTTGCGCCTTGACCATGTCGGTCACCTCCCTGCGGATGAAGCGGTGTTCCGTACGAGGGCGTGCGTCGAGGCCGGAGACGAAGAGAGCATACCCTAACATCCGCGCATCAGCTGCGAGCTAAGGCTGGCGCGATGGGTGCGCGCGCGGCACAGCCGCGCTTGGCAGCCGGCGTGACAGACAAGCTCGACAGCTGCATGCGCTAGTTAGGCTC